CAGCCTTATATGTTTCGGTTGTATCGTCAAAGTCCACCGATAAGTCAACCAAATTTGCATAAACACGGCGAGTGTCTACCGCAAACCCCCCCGGCAATTCATCCTCTGGAGCGAATAAAGTTGCCGAACCAAAGTTAGCGAACCCCAAACCTTGTGGCAATATTCGCACATTGATCGGCACGATATTATCAATATTAAATGGCATTTTTTACTCCAATGTTTGCAAACATGAATACTATATCACCGCTTATGGTATCACACCATCAGCCACGACTTGCCCGTCCTCGTATTGAATTTCCCACTCGGCAGACTCAATATTATTTATTACTTCAACGTTAGTTGTTTCGTAGTACAAATATATGTAAATCTGTGCGCGCTGCTCAGGATTACCAGATTGCAGCCTAGTTAAGTTATTAGGTGCGCTTGTTCTTTGCCATCCAAGATTGCTAGCTCTCAACGCTGCGCTAACAGTGGGGCGCTTGTTGCACTCTATTAATTTCTCGACTCTACTAATTGCATCTACACCACGAAAAACATTAACAGACGCCTCAACGATTATCTGCGCACGCACATCTACATCAATTGATTGCGGGGTTAGACTGGTATCACGATATATATTTGCCTGTCCGCGCTGCGATACCGATTGCTTAGGCTCAATAGTGGCATACTCACCTAGTGGCGATTCTATGCCAACGCCTGAGGCTTTGACCTGATCTGCCATTATTACATTACTTGCATTGATGCCAGTTACCGAAGCAACAATGGGGCGCAATATAGTAAATAATTCCACCCTATTCATTGGTTATCGATCCTATACACAACCGCACGGCAGTAATTTCTCCAAGGCCTATTATCAAGACGGTGGCACTTCCATTTTTGGCCTTCAAATTCCCACACGTCAGTAGGCCTAATGCTTGCATCGATACCATCGTTTACATAAATCTTTCTAGCATCGACAACTCGCTCGCCGCCACGCTCAATAGAATCTATCTCTCTGTCGCTTGCTGGCTGAATAGTTACATCATGAGACGTAACATTAGCAGCACCATCAACCCATATACCATTTACGTATGAGCCTGTTCGGCTTGTTCTTTCCGCCACAACAGATATAAATACATCATCGATATGACCGAACATCGAAAGAGACATTATAAGCCCTCGCTATTTTTGTAGGCAGACACATTAAATGTAACGCTTTGACGCATAGCGCCTGAATCAATAAGCGGATTAGATGAGCCTTTTTTCTTAATAGTGCTAGGCGCATTAGGCGGGCTTTTTAAGTCGGTCATGTATTTTTGAACCTTTCCAACCGCAACGACTCCAACCTTTTCAAGAGCGCCATCAGCACTCCCTCCATTCGCCAATTCTTTCTCAATAATCTTAACGTACTGCGCATTACCAGAGGCAACACCCGGAGATAGCCACGGTCTTGCAGGGATCTTTATTTGATGCGCTTCGGTAACTCCAAGCTCCATAAATCCAGAGCCAGACTTCAAGAATCTTACATCACCACGCTCTGCTGCTGCTTTGCTTGCGTATCCGTATGACGTCCCGCCGGGGTGATTTATATCAGCACCAAACTCATGTATTGCGCCCAGCCCTGCCATCGTTAAATCATCAGATTCAACATTACCAGCATCTTCATGTATTCCAACGGTAACGGTTTTATCAGTCATTAATTTTTTTAATGCTTCCTGAATTGCAAACTTTGCGGCCTGCGTATTCTTTACCGATACCTTAATCACTATACAGCCCTAGCGCCCATTGATGCTCGACGACGAAGGCGCAAATACTGAACGCCGTAGTTTGTTAATGATAGCCAATCATCGCCAGTGTCCTGCATTGCAGCTATTCGGTAATTGATTGACTCATCACCAACCGCTTTTGAAGCCACATTCAATCTAGCACCAGAGCTTATCGCCGTTGGATCTATTACGCCTTTATCGCCATAGGTGACTGATAATATATGCGCCGCGTAAAAAAATAGGCCGCGACGTTTAAAATTCTGGCAATCAGTAATATCAAGAGTGCCCCACCCGCGACCACAAACCTCAGGGAATGCCTCGCAAAATGATTCCTGCACAATTTCATCAGGCCACTTTCCGTTATCACTAAAAGCCAATTGTGACGCACGAAATGCAAGGATAAGTTCTGGAGTTATTGGTTCGCTCATGTTTCAGCTCTTGATTTAAAAACGGCCTAACAAGTAGGCCGCATTTTATTACTATTTCTTTTGATCAACTACAACCAAAGTTCCATCTTCAATCAGCGACTGAACAAACTGTGTTTTACACAAAGCATCAGGAACGGAAACCGCTGGATTATCGCCCGGCTTAATTTGATACTTTTCAGATCTTACGCCGTTTTCAAATTTACCATTGATTGTAACTAGTCTTGCTTTAACATTTCTCAACAACATAAATCAGCCCTCGCCCGTCAATTGAATTGACCGATCACGCTACAGCGGGCTATCTGTATTAGTGCGTGACCGGCCAAACTGTTAAGGCGCTACCAACAAGTGGTCACGATATGCGCCGCTAAATGGATAGCGGAACTCAACGCCTGATATTTTATACTCACACGGAACCTTAACATTTAAGCCTACCATTTGGGGAGCCAATGCGCGCCAAGGAATAGGGTTACACATACCAAGGTTATCGTCGTTTAGTTCGTATGCGAGCATGCGGTCAGCACCACCTACACCTGCAGCAACTAATTGCAAGCGTGGGAAAATGCGCAGCTCTTGGCCTGTGGTGGTGGTGAACAAGTTATTCTTTTTGAAGAACTCAAGAATAGTTGTATCAGTACCAGTATCCATGCGGCGAGAGCTGATTGTTGCGTAGCGATTTGAATCAAGCGCGATAGCATTCGGTAAGTGGGTGTTTGCAGAGTTAATCCAAACCTCAACCAACAGACTGTTAAGATCATCAACAATTTGCTGGCCGGTAGCGGTAGGCCACCAAACAGTAGAGTTATCCACTGCTAAGTTTGGGTTATTGAAAAGGCCTGTCATGCTGCGAGCTGAATCGCCGAAGTACGCCACACGCTGGCTGTGCTCTTGTGAGCCACGGAAAGCTGCGCGGCCTTTGGTGGCGTCAACAGGAATGCGTAATTGTTGCGTTTTACGTAATTCATCCAAGCTGTAATCAAATGAGTTGCCAGCATAACCAATAGGAACGCTTGACTTATTAGCAGACAGAGCAACGGATGGTAAATCATCAGCGCTAGAGCCGATAAACTTACCCAAAGTAACCGCGTCATAGCTAATGTAATCCCAAGTATCAGCCCACTCTGGAACGGCGGTATTGATTGGCACCATCTCAGCAAAGTTGATATTGGTATATTTAGCTTCGTATACCTTAGCTTCCAAATTGGCAAGCTGAGAAATATAAAAACCCATACCATCATCCATCGTAGGAAGTCCATCATTGAAGCTAACGGTATGACCTGCGTTAATGCCTAAGTGTGGGTACTCTTGATCAAGAGTAACTGTGATTTTTTTGTTCATATTAACCACCTATTCCAAGAGATACTTTTACAAGCTGGCCAGCAGTGCCGCCAGTCAAAAACTTAGCATTAGCAACCAGCACGCCGAGAGTTGCGCCAGTTCCAACAATGCCTGAGAAGTTGCCGGTACCAGTTGCTCCAACGCGCAAATATACTGGTGCGTCTTTTGCTACTGTGTCCTGAACCGTTACCCAAATTACACCGGCAGTTACAACAGTCATGTCGTACTTGGCATTTGCTCCACTTTCGGTTGATGTGCGCGCGCGGTTTAGCTCATACTTAACCACACCGATAAACTGCGCGGCAGTAGATCCAGAGTCAGGCAATTTAGCGCCGTCCTCGCCATCAGTCACAACACCCTTACCGTAACCAAAACCTACAGTGCCTTTGTTTAACTTTGATACAGCATTGACTAACTGTAAATCTGCAACTTGACCCGCATATTTTGCGCCATGATCAATTGCGTTTCCGCCTTGTACTGTCATGTTATTCACCTTTCCAAGCTGTTGATTGCTTGGCCTTAAAGTTATCGTAAGCTGAGGGTTTTGCATCTTTTGATTGAGTTGGCAGTGCGCCATCTTTTGCAAGCTGGGCAAGTTGATTGCTAGTGGTGGTCGATGGCTCGCTTAAAGCCATATCAAACGCCGCTGCAACATAAGCCTCGCCCTTTTGCTCCCAGTCAATCGTTGGGCGCTTAACAGCAAGTGCTGCGCGCTTAATAGCAACAGGGTCGATACTATCGCAAGCAAAGGAATCACCAGCGATTTTAGCCGCTGAATCCTTAACTTCTGCAAGTGCTGAAATACGTGAAGAAATTGCAGAGTCGCAAGACTTAGCTTTTTCCTCTTCCAACTCTTCCGCCATCGCATCTTTTTCGGCTTCGGCTTTTTCAGCCTTTTCCTCTGCGTCAGCGACTCGCTTTGTCAATACTCCCATTGCATCAGTGACGAGCTTTGCAGCCGCCTCGTCAGCAACTTCGAGATATTGACCCGAATCAAGCATTACTTTGATCATGGGTTTTACTCCGTTGTTGTCGTCGATACGGACTTGAGCGCCACCGCGACCGCGTTCAACGATTGCAATGTGGTTAACATCAATTCCAGTTTGTTTAAACTCGTACCGCTGGCCGGTATGGGGGCAAACACCATCCTCGGCAACGTATTCTGTTTTGTATCCGGGGGATAATTGAGCTTTCCCAGATTCAATATCTTTGATCGCCTGCGCATCTTTCACCAACAGCTCGACGTTGACAAAATCACCATCGCGGGTAGCAGATACACAGTGCCCAACACTAAACGTTTTGTATGTGTCGGCAGTTACAAATTTTGGGGGGTGTGAGTTGGTGACGTCTGCGTTTAGGTATGTGGCTAATGATTCAGGCTTAAACACCTCGTCATCTGCGCGGTAAACCTTAACCAGTGCCATCGGGTCGCGATCCGTTAACTCTAACTCTTTTGCAAGATAGGTATAAACGCCAGTGCGCGCAGCTTTTCCGGTTACACGCAAAAACCCGCGCTCATCATAGACGCGGGTAGATGGATTAAAATCAAAAACTTCATGCGCCAAGGCTTATCTCCATTGGGCTATTATTGCCGCTACTATACACCTTTTTCAAATTCAAGTGCAATTACATAACTTTACACCAATTATTTAAAAACACCCGGCGCAGTTAGGCCTGCCTTTCTATTTTCGTCAACCTCATCCTGATCGACAGGGCGAGCAACACAGCGGCAATTGCTAACGGCAATACCTTGTGATACAAATAGCCCGTTCTCCATTTCGAGATTGTAAACATGCCCAGAAAATTCACCGACACTTTTATCGACGATTGTTACAAGTTCATACTTCAAGGCAATAGCATTAAAGCCACTGGAGAGCTTTTTGGGTGTAACGCCGACAGCATCTCTAAAGCAATCAGAGCTAGGGGTTTGGCTATGCCAGCCATTAAACGCACCGCGACCAACCGCAGCAACATACCCCTTAATGAGATTAAATCTTTCATTGATGCAGGATGGAGCGTTAAGGCAATCGCCGAGAACTTTAATATTTCTAGGAATGTAGTCACCAGAATCCTGAACGAGGGTGGAATACAGCAGCCAAACCGCAGCAAAGCGATGTACATCCGCATGAGCAAAACCACAAGAGAGGAAAGACTCAAGCTTACACATGCCGCTCACGAAGCCGTCAGAGGCACCAGTAAATCCCTTGAGCACAAGATGAAGATCGCTAGACATAGGCAAGACTTCGGATATTTCCACCTTCTCGGAAAGGGCGAAAATGAATTCTGCAGCCTCCTTAATCGCAGAGGGTTCTGTATCAAGCCCCAATTCCAGATCGAATCGTACAACATCGATATTTTGGTTAACTTGAGAGTCGCCGTGGAACTCACCGCCGAGGGAAAGCGCAGATTCACCAGCAACCCCCAGCAATTGAGCCGCTTTAAAAAATTCGCTGAATATGGGTACTTTTCTATTGGTATATCCTTCCGGGATGTTGAATCCCTCATCGCTTGCTCTGAAAATCTTATCGCCGAGATTGAGCGCGCATGCAGCCACCCATCCCCTATCTGTAAGCACAGGGTGATTAGGTGTGGATTTGAATCTTTCGCCAGAACTCGTAATGAACTCGGACAATTCGCCGCTATACCAATGCCGAAACGCTTTTTTCACACCGTGGAAGATATTCAATGGTGAGTCGCCAGTAAAACATTGATAATCACTACCAGGGATAATTGGCACACCTTTATCACTCAGTGGCGGGCTATCCCATCTATAAATCCCCTTGCCATAGGTTGTTACATGCTCAGCTAAATACGCATGGCGATCCCTAACCCTCTCGTCATCGCTGTCCATCCATTGAAAATACTTAAACCCAGCGCTTGTTTGTCGTAGTCGATTTAAATCACCGTTAACTTTTGCTGTTTGATCGCGGGCTATCATTTTAGCCCTGCGATCTGTTATGTCGTATTGATTGCGCAGAAGCTTAGCTATTGACGATGGAAGCCTACCAGCGCGCACATTGGTCAGCACAATGGATTCTACTTGCGTTAAATATTGGTCTGGAATGCTAGTGATTAAATTGACGTTGTCAGCAATGGACGCCTGAAGGTAATCATTTAATTGTTGGTTATCTGCATAGATATTTATGCCAAAGTCTCTCTCTGATTTTCTTCTGTTTGATGTGTTTGAGGCAGTTATAAACTTGCGCGCGACCTTGTCGGAATACAGTTTGAATTGCGGATCACTCCACTTGTTTCTTGTGTATTTCATTGCTGCAACAAGCAAGTCAACCCAGCCATCAAAAACATCAGAATCGCGCGTGTATTCAGGTTCTAAATTGCGCACTTGAGCCATAATGTGTGAATTAATATCCTTGCTAATCGCGGCAATCATTTTGCGCAATTCTACGTAGTAAGATATCCCAGCCGATACATCAGCCCTTACGCCCTTTGGCTTTTTATTTTTAGCTGAAAGTTGAATCTGTAGAAGCTCTTTCGAGTTCATTATTCTGTCTCGTCAGTGTCAACTGGCTCATCAAACATATTGCCATCTTCAAGCGCTTCAAGCTCATCGATTAGCTTTTCATCGAATTGATACTCTTCTGATGCCTGAAGCTCGCGCATAACTTGCGACTTTTGAACAACGCCAGCTTCAATATAGGCTAGATGCTTCTGTGATCTAAGCTGTTCGGCTTGGGCGTGCTCTAGGTCATTCGGAAGTGATAAAGGATTCCACACGTAAGAATAATCAGCAGGAAATGACCCAATCGCAGATCGAACCATTACCTCGTCAATTGTTCTAAGAGGGTCGTTCAAATATGAACGCTGTTGTGCGCGTATAGAGTTATTGTAGTTTTTATCATCACCATCGCCAGTGGCATTCATGCCCTTAGCACTAGTTCCAAACATTCTAGTGACTGGAATATCAGCAGATCCACTGATCCACGTCATGAAGTGCTCAATGATTGGAGCTACACCGGATAAGTTAAGGGTTTGCCTGTCGAATTTCTCATCGCCATCAAGCAATGCCATTTGGATATTAGACTTCATCATTCTGAATAGCGTATAGCGATTGATTATCGTCTCGTCTTGATCGCTAGCCAGCTCATCAGTTAAACCGGTACGGGTAACAACATCAATGTTAGCCTCTTGCATCAATTCTGCAATGCCATTTTTTGCCGCAACCGTATCGGTAACATCCTCAATGCATTTACGTAAAACAGAATCGCCCCATCCTTGCGTTTGCGCCATGTATCTCAACGGCAAGCGCTCGCCTGTAAATCTTGCAAAGTGGCTGTGATGTATATTCTGGCTTCCGCCGCGAATGGTGTAAAACTCAGGCTTTAGGTAATTAGCCGCTAACACGTCCCACGTATTAATAGTTTGCGCAGACATATCCCAGCGGTCAAATACAACCAATCGCTTAAGGTCGCCTTGCTTAATTTTATTTACATTAAGCGGCTTTTCTAAGTCCTGACCGGTTAGCATAAGTATTCCAGCACCACCGTACAGCCTCGCCCACGTTACAGCCTCTTGCACCGCGCTTGGTAGCATAAGATTATTTTCTAACGCGACAATATCTTCAGCGCCATCAGATTTAATACGCCGCCATTCGCGGGTCATATCTTCCGCAGGAATATCACAGATCTTGCGTGCTATCCAATTTGACTGATAGCAGGCATCAAGCTCTTGCCACGACCCAAGCATAGCCATTTGCCATTGATTATGTGACCGCTTGGAGTTTTGACCGCCAAGGCCAGTAACAATATTGGTTAGACCATCGATATTCTTTTGAGTTGTCATCACGTTTTCTCGTTGTGCTCAGGCTTACAGCATATCTTTAATTGATCGTCTAGCCAACATTCCGCCACTTACTGCAATGATTAGCGAGTCGGCAATGTTCGGGGAGTCTACTTCGCGCTTTTTAAGATCTTTCTTTGACTCAACTTTAACCTTACCACCGTTGTCAAAGTCTCTCTTGGGTGTAGATAACTCATCAATCAGCTTGTCCAGCATCTTTGCATCACAGTCGCTTGATATGCTTATCATCTCATCATCGTTAAATTCTATCCCTTTTGTGATTGCTATGTGAGTGTTTCTAAACCTATCAGCTAAGCTCCACCACATTTGTGCTTTAATGTTCGAGAAAAAATCCTCGTTTTTAATCTTGGACTTACCGTAGTATTTTTCTGGATATTGAACCTTTCCGCCGGCGTTAAACTTGAAGTGATTGCGCCATCCAAGTGAGTTTAGGTGTGAGCCAGTGCCAGCACCAACGCCTATCGAGTCATAACCTATTGAATCTGCACAAATGGCCTCAGCCGTTGCTTTTACCCTCGATGAAGACTCGCGCAATTGATCCTCACCGCCTCGCCATTCATCAAGACCAACAATTATTGAACCGTCAGTGCTTGTTGTTGCGTTTTTATCGCCACCATCATCAGCCACGTCATACCCAACAAACTTGCGGCCTGTCCATATACCTGAGCTTGGCGTTATTACTTTGTGCGCATCTATTGCCGACTGAATCCATGATCGCTTGATAACTACGCTGTCATCATTATCACGAGGAACACCAAGGTAGATATGCTGGTAGTCTTCGTAATCTTCCTCTTTTGATGCTTCAATATCTTCTAGCGCCGTTTTTCCAAGGAATGGGTTCTCAGGATAGTTTATAAGTCGTGAGATAGCGCCGCGCGGAGGATTGACAACAAAGCGCTTGTAAACAAAATCGGTAGCAAACTTAGGATTGAAAGTTAGCCAGAACTCAGCTCCATCATTCCGCATGATTGTCGGCCTTATCGTGTCATACATGGTTTTTGTGAGATTGTGCGCCTCTTCTACCCATGCCACTGTCGCACCTTCGAACGATTTAATCTCGTCTAAATTGCGGGCTATGCCGTAAAACCTGAATAGCGATCCATTTGTTTTATGCTCTATCGCATCAGCAAAAACTTTGAAATTGGAATCAAGGCCAAAATAGCTTATTTTATCTTTCAGAAGTGTGTAAACAGAATCGGCTATCCTGTTTTGATACATACGCAAGCATAAAAAACGTTCGGCAGAGAAATTGGCGCGGGCAATCGCTACCCCAGCAACGTCATGCGACTTACTCGACATTCGGCCACCGTATAGCGTCCTGAATCTAACCGCATCGCCCGATTCGGTTTTTCTGGTTTTCCAGAAGTCCTTAAGATTCGGATTCAGTGTCGCCATAAAAGTCGTTTAATGTGAATCGTGGCGTCATGCTGCCATCAGGGCTTGTGTGTGCTATTTCGTTTTTATCACACCAGTCGAAGTTATTTTTTAGATTGAAAATTACCCCAGTAACGTTGTTACCATATAGTCTTCGCTCTAGTGCGGCCTCTACTTTCGCCCTTGCTTTTTTTATTGTGGGGAAATACTCATCCTTATTTGAGTAGTTATAGATTGTTTTTCGATCAACTCCTAGCGCGATAGCTAGCCCGCTCATTGTGGGTGCGAATATGGCCTCACCATCAGACCCCATCATCCACGCATCGCCGCCGTTATTAAAATAAGCATCTACTGCGAACTCAAGAGCCGCTACAGTCTCAAAAGCGAGCGGCCTACCGCCTGCATGTTTTTGTATTTCGTCCATTAATCTATATCCGCGCCAGCAGCAGCAATGGTAAGTGTTTTGACGAGCCGATAAATACCGCTGGCCTTAATTGTTGACTGGTAAGCAGTTGCGGTAAGTATCGCCCCATCTCCGACGCAATTACTCCATGTGTTATCGCCGTTTTGCTTCTGGATTGTTACAGTTTCAGCATCAGCCAAACCATACGCTGTTACGCCTACAGTCTCTCCACGCTGAACCGCAAAGCTATGGGACGTTGCCGCCGCCGTTCTTGCTGATATTACGATAGTCATTGCAGGCACCTATTTGGTTTTAGTCTTGTCAATATAACACAAATAAAAAAGCCCGAGAATATCGGGCAAGGTGGAGTTCATATAGCATTTTCAGGCCAGTCGTACCCTCTACATGGCTCAACTGGTCTTTGCGGCCAGATCTTCTGACTCACCGGCTCATCGTCGAGCTGTTCGCGTAACTGTGCGTGCCACTGATTCCTCGGCTCGCTCATTGTTGCTTGTAGTGCCATGTATGCTCGTTCTTCAAGTACGTTTTTCATATCTGCTTTAAAAATTCCTTAACTTTCTCATGCTGTTCATTGGTTAGCCACATTGATCTTTTAAATATGCCTTGTGCTGCGCGATTTGCCTTCAGCCTTGCTACCATTTCGCGCTTTGGGATGGGCGCTTTTGCGCCCTTGTCGTTACTCATCTAGCAAACTCCTTGAAAGCGCAGGCTTTCGCCTGCACCTCGGTTTTCATACTTCCTCTAAAACTTCTTCGATTACGCCAGATGCTTGAATTTTATTGCCGTTTTCATCGTTTAACTCTACAGTCCAAAGCTCGCCAACAATATCTTCGTGAATGCTGTCTGCAATACCTACAGTTCCATCAACCAATAAAACTTTAAATTGTGCCATTTTTATCACCGTTTGCTTTTCTGTCGCACCATTGCTTCAGTGATGTCATTATCTATCAGGTAAGCGCTTACCGCAAGCTATTTAAGTGTTAAGAAGTGTAAAGATTAAAGCATCTGTCCCATTAATATCATCGTCATCAGTGCGTTCATTGAAGTGCGTTCAATCAATTTCCATATTTCCGCTGATCTATTCATGTTTTCAGCGATCCACTTTTGAATCTTTTCTCTGTGATGCGGATAGACGTATGTTAATTCGCTCCACACTGCGTCGATATTCAGGTTTTTTGAGTAACTTGCTATGTTTGCCATGGTTTCCCTCTTAGAATTAGGTGCCGCCCTTTCATGCGGCTGTCAGTTTAGCGACATGGCGGTCGCGGGTGTTTTCCTGTCAAGGGCGGTTGGCATTTCCCGTTTTCTGAGCCAATCAAAATTCATATCGCAATCTGAATTTTGCCTGATCCATTAATCTGCGAGGATTTTTTCTGCCATTACTGGCTAATTCTTTGAACTTGGTGCTCGCGAGAGGAATCGAACCTCATTCTGCGGATGCCAGCCGCTACCTGAAACCTCCGGCACTACTAACAAATAGTCGGATTTTTGAGCGCTCAAATTTCCGTAGTTTTGCTTTCGACGGTTTACCGTGCCCACGCTGCAAACACCAAGATCAAAGCCGACTCTATACATCACCGAGAGTCGGTACGGTGCCGGTTACAGCGTCCGGCGCAAAGGAGCTATATTCCCAATGCTGAACCCTCTAAGTTTACGCCAGAGAGGGATGGCGGTAATTTACATCATCACAGGATGGTCATTTTTCTTTCCTCGGTTTCCTCCGGGGCGCCCACTCTTGCGAATGGGCAATGTTGAATGATTACCGCCAAGAAAGGTTAATCATTTAAAGAGCTCGGCCTCACAACAATTGCAGCTTACCAGATTTACGCCTTGCCGTTAGCGGATTTACTGTTCTTTACAATCGGAAACACAGCCTTGCACGTTGCATTAGCGCATATCGTTTTACCAGCTGCGGGCATTACGTATAGCGAGTAATTATAGCACTTAGAACACTGTTTTTGACGCATTTTTAACTCCTCTTAATTCTTCAATTTGTTTTTTGTAGTAGTCTATTTGATCGATGTACCAGCCCCTTGGCTTTTTAAATTCTCGCTTTCGGTTTTCGTACATGTCATTCCAAGCTTGCAGGCCTATCTCTTGTTTCAGTCTTTCGTTAAATATGTAGTGATTGCCTTCTTCACCGCAATTGCAGTATGAGCATTGCGGTCTTATCGCTCTTTCATCAAAGTAAATATTGCCATTTGCTGCTTTGCTAAATGCATGACCACCTTGGCAGTTAATAGTACCTATTTTTATAGGCCTATCGCATGTGTAGCAGGCACACCATTCGCCATCCGAACTGTGCACTAGTTTTATGTAAAGGCTTAACTCATCCCACAATAACAACCTAAGCTTACCTACAGTTTTTTGTTTCTTTGGCTTAGCTTTCGCTGGCTTTATATTACTTTGCGCCGCATCAAGCTCACATCCTGCATTACCACATGTTTTAGTCATTCGCATTGTGTTTCCTATACGCTTTTGCGTGAATTGATCACGGCATACGGCACAGCGCTTTTGCTTCAGTGGCTTAATCATTTAACCGCCTTAACTGGTGGCTTAGATTCTGCTACCGCCAGATCAAGCCTAGCTTTAACCACCGTGTAATCATCGCAGATCGCCTTACATGCGCACTCAAGGCCGCAAGTCTTTCCGCCTCGCGAGCTAATTTTATTTACCTTGCATATTTTGCAGTTCATTAAACACCTACTATCTGTGCGACAAATTCAGTTTGCAAATACACACCTTTGTTTTTGTGGCCGTCCTTGTAGCTAGCGTTAGCCTTGTGAGCTTCATCAAATGCCTTTTGCATAGCATCGTTTAGCTCATCAGACTTATGGCCTCTTAGCGTTCCTGTGTGCGTAAATAGGTAGTCTGGCGTTTCTCTTGCGCCATCAAATATCACTACCATTCGCACTTGCCACGTAAATTCTGTGTTTACTATCCAGTGCGAGCAACGGCGCCACATATCCTCACAGATTAGCTTTTGCGTTGGATTAGCGTGATTAATTTCGCCGCCTGCTATAGTGGCTTTTTCGTCGAATGGATCAAGGTCTATCCATGATATTGCCATGCCTAGCATCCCTCTACGTGCGCGCTTCATATACTCGGCTTTTGTTTCTTTGTTCTTTGCCTTGACCGATTCTTTTATTTCGCCCGCGAAGCTATTTAGAACTTCAGCCACTTGCCAAGGCATCACCATTGCGTATCTCATCGATTTATCTCCGCTAAAACTTCTTTCCAATATCCATTAAATGGCTCTTCAATGTGAATTTGCCACATATCAAAGCAAAATGGTGCTATTTGTTCTTTTGTGTACTCGCAAAATCTTTTCTTGCTCATAGTTGCGGTTGATTCGTAAACCTTGATATGACGCCCTTTTAATAAATACTCTTGCTTAACCAGAAAGCAATCCTGAAAAGCACTATGCAGCGTGTCACGCGTCCAAGGCATTCCGTTAAGCAACTGTCCAGACTCGTTAAGTTTTGCAACGATCTGCTTTGTGTAAACCCAGCCATTCAAATAACGATTTTGCAATGATGACCTTGTATCGCTGGCTATGTCGGCAATTATCATCTTGCCAGCATTAGCTTTAACGAACTCGACTGACTTTGGTGCGCGAGGCTCAAATAAACCATCAGAGCGTGCATATAGAGCCATATCAGCCATTACCAATTACCCGTTAACCATTTCTTAAACGAATCAGCTAGGTGCTTATCAAAGTAAGAATCACCTAACCTGTTATCCTCGAGCGATTGCTTTGCTTCGCGGTATACGTTGCCAGAAAGGTGCCTTTGTATGTACTCGCATTCAAACATGTCTTGCGGTGTCATTGTCATGATTTAACGCCTTTAATTAACCTTCTAACAATCTATCCCATGCCATGGGTTTATTGTGATTCTTTACACTTTTTTACTCTGACCACGATTTATCATTATCATCAACCACGTACTTAGGAGTGATTATCTTCAGTCCGTAATAGTCCGACCACATCAAGAACCAGTTTAGTCGTTCGTTATAATTCAAAATAATCTACCTTGCTTTTCTTCTATTTCTTCGGCCTGTTTAATTATCACTTTCTTGTCTGAGTAGCCGCGTCGCTTTGCGCACTCAATCCCGTAAGGCTTACCATTTACGTAGTAAACCTCACGGATTATTTTATGGCAGCGGGAGCATCGCATTAGAATAAGAATGAAGGCAGTGAAGGCTTTAAAATTCCCTGATACGGAATCTTTACTTCTCTGGTAACGCACTCGCGCTTCATCGCATCAAACATTTCAATTTTCATTTGTTCGTGTTCTTTTTGTTTACGCTGTACAGTCGCCCATATTTGTTGTTCGCTAGACGCCAAAATAACGTGGCACTCTACCTCACGATTTTGACCAAAACGCCAAAATCTACGCACTGCCTGATAATATGACTCATAAGAGAATGACAGCCCCATGAATACAGTCCTCGCGCATTGTTGCCAGTTCAACCCCATGCCAGCGATTGAAGGCTTGCTTAAAAGCACTCGAATTTTACCAGTTGTAAACCCGTCTAGCTTTTCCTCTTTTTCCTCTGCGCTCATATTTCCGCGCACCTCAACTGCATCTGGGTACTCTTCTAAAAAAGCATCTGCGTCATAGTCGGTGTCTACCCATATCATCCACTGCTCATTAGGTTCTGCTTTAACAATATGAGCGGCTTTTTTAGCTCTTTCTCCCGCTGTCAATCGCTTTTCTTTGTGTATTGAAGTTGCCGACATATCAACTTCACGAAATAGCGCCCCGTCTTCTGCACCTACGCTCATATCAATTTCAACAAAGTGCATATGAGTATTTAAATTTGGCAAAATGTGAGTTGAATCGTCATATCCTAAATCTGAAGGCTTTCCGACACATCTAGCCCACGATGCAACCCAACTCCAAAAATCCTTTACTCCGTGCTTTTTTAATCTGTACTTTCCCATTTCACGCTGATCTGTAATGAACCAGCGAGCAAGCATTTCAGAAGATTGCATTACATCTAAAAACGCGCAGTGCTGTCCAAGTTCCATATAATCGTTAGGAGCTGGCGTAGCAGTAGCTGCTAATTTGAACCTCATCCCAGATGAAAACTCAGTTAGTGCTTGAGTCGTCTTCCCCCCAAATGATTTAATAATACTAGACTCATCAAGAACAACTCCGCAAAACTTAGTACGGTCAAAGTTTTTAAGCTTTTCGTAGTTCGTAATGTAAATACCATTCGTCACATCATCTTGCGACTTTGCTATTTTTAATTCAGTGCCAAACCTTTCGGCTTCACGAATATGCTGTTTAGAAACTGCCAACGGTGCAAAAAACAATACTGGCTTATTTGTGTACTCGTGCACTCGCTTTGCCCATTCAATTTCTACTGCCGTTTTCCCAAGTCCAGTATCCAAAAATGCCGCTGTTCTCCCTTGTTTCAAACTAAATCCAACAACGTCACGCTGATAGCCAAATAAGTGCGGCGATAATTCTTTAGCATCAAAACCAGCCGCAATTGATACTATTTTTTTTGATGCTAGGAATTGATCATAATTCATTACTCACCCCCAGTACGTCAAAGATACTGGTTTGCGTTCCGGTGCTTTCTACGCTTTCCAAGTGCTTCACTGCTTGGTTGTAATAGATAGGATTTAACTCAGTGCCTATGAATTTACGATTGTTCCTGAGTGTCGCTACTCCCTCGCTTCCTATGCCAGCAAACGGGCTAAAAACCACATCGCCAGCATTAGTCCATAAATTTAAAGCGCGCTCTGAGATGTTTAACGGCATTGGGCAAAGATGCTTTTCCGCGTTTTCGTCTTTTGCTTGCTTCACGTTTAAAACGTCAGTAGCCGGTAGATCAAAGTCACCACTTCCAGATTGGTATGGTTTAAAATTCCATGCGTCCACGTTTAAAACATTCCAGATAGGGCTAGCCAGCTCTTGCCAGCAAATTAAAGGAATATCTTCGGCAGGATGCTCGACCGGCTTAACTAAATCTTCCTCGCCTTCTTTCGCCCACTTACGAAAAAGAATCAAATACTCTGGCATTCCAACTCTGCAAAAAGTCGCATCTTTTTTAAATGTTTTCCAAAGTAGCCCATGCGCATTAGTTTTTGACCGCTCAAGAACTGGATCACGAAATATTGAAACTCGGCAATGAAAATCAAAACCTTCCTCCATGTGAACTTGAGTACACATATCAGAAAAAGGGCGCAATCCTGACGTTCCGCGCTCGCTAGATCCTTGATAATAAACCAAGTCCTTTACGTGAATTGCAACTAATCGACCGGGGCGAGTAACCCTAAACAACTCGCGCACTAAAAATCTATACTGTTCACAAAATGCATTGTCATCATCAACATTTCCCATGTCTGCAGCGCTTTCGCTATAAACGTAAAGCGATGAATATGGCGGCGAATAGATTGAAAAATCTATTGAGTTATCAGGCAATTCTTGCGCAAACTTAACGCAATCGCTGTTATACATAGCAAAGTTTTTGCCTTGCTTTTGATCCATTACTACTGTCATATTTTCCCCTTTAAATCCAACAAATACTTCATCGCCAAAATAGTTTCGTTTTTAACTTCAGCGCGCCCAGTTACTCGCTCTGTCATTGCTCTTGTGCTTATTCCTAACTCGTAAGCCAATTCTTTATCTATCAAACCTATCTGGCGTCGTAACAATAAAAACTTTGTGTAATTATCTAATTCGCCTATTAAATCCTCTTGTTCCATTTTTCTCTCCAACTTATAAAACAGGCCGTATCTTCTACTTTGATAGCTAAAACGTAAAACCTTTTAACCTATCTTTACACTTCTATTTTCAATCTCTCCAATCGTTTCATATCTTCAATCTCTGCCTGTGTGGTTTGTTTTTGTTCTGGCTGTTTCGGCGTATCCCACAAGGAAAGAATTGATTTAATTGTTTCCTCTCCTTTTTTCACTTCATCGCTAGACGGATTAAACTCTTTCTTTTCCGGCTTTGGTAAAAGTGTTTCTGGTGGTGGTGGTGTAACCAATTCTTCGCCGCACTCAATCTGAAATAGGGTGGCCTTGTAGGCAATTTCAAACATCTTAAGTGCCTTCCATTCCTCTATTGATCTGTAGTTATACAGGTCAAGATTTCGGTAAATCGTGTGATACAAAATAGGGCTAACATGGCTGTAGTCTTTCTGCCCGCCTCGAATGTATCGGCACATCTCAGCGTAAGCGGCCTCCATTGGCATTGGCTTCTCTTTTCCGGCATTTAGGCACATTGCCCTGAACTCTGGGGCAGTAGGAGGCCATGCGCGCCCTGAGCTGCGTATATCGCTAAGAGCATCCGCCACCTGTTGCCTTGAAATCCCCGATAAGGTCTGGCGCCATTGCCCCGATGAGTCTGGAGTCTCCCCGAATTGGCTCGACCACCTCACCCCGAATAACGCTATCATTGCTCCCCACAGATCCGTAATCATCCTGTGCGCCTGATCCGTAGTTGTTTGCGATGAACCTGTCGATAAGGCTTGGTTTTGGTTGTCCTGCATGATTGCCTCCCAAGGCTGGTGATTTCATTTTGGTTTTCAGTTGGTCATAACGTTTTCTAAGCTTTTCTGGCGATTGAACGTTTGCCGCCTCAAAGCCATCTTTCCTGCACCACAACCACAATTGGCAAATTTCTTTGTAATCACGGTTATCAAGTTCACGCATATCCCTGACGCTCTTAGCCCAGCTATTCAGGTTTGGATCTTTGCAATCAGGAATAAATTCTTTAAGTTTTCCATTAAGCCATTCAGCACATTTCATGTCTTCGTCAGAAAACTTGTTTTTCTGTACAATAGGTTTTAATTGTTTTTCTTTTGGTTCTTGGTTCTTGGTTATTGGTTCTTGGTTAGCATCAATTTTAGATTCGTTCGCATTATTATTTGATGCGTTCGCATTGCGCTCGCTATCCGATTGTTTTTGTTTTGGATTTTTCCATCTTGCTTCAGCACTTTTCCGAGCCTTATCAGCCTTGCCGTGATACTCAGAAATAACGCTATCGCAGCGAGTTTTTCTCCAGCAATCGCCATCCAATGTGAAGTAGTGTTTAAGGATTAAATTAACATCAAGCACACTGGCGCCTATCTTGAATGCCAATGATTCAGGATCGTTTTCTAGCGGCTTCTCGGTGTCGTAGTAATGCCAGATAAGGCG